TTTAGCGCGGGTTACACGGGTTCAAAGGTCGTTTCAAACACAAGTGCCAACACGGGAAGATTCCGTGGTTTTGTGGTAAATGCGGATGCCGTTGTATCTGCAATTTTGGATCAATCCGCAGCATCGTTGATGACAACATTGGGATTGAGTGGTGTAACATTAAAGCAAGGCACATTCATTGCCGTTGCCGATGGTAGTTATATCAGTTCAATCACCTTGGCGAGTGGTTCAGTTGTAATGTACGGAGAATAATGTTTGGCGTTGGAGTTGGTGTTGGCGTAGGTCGACAACATTTTGGAAGCGGGGTAGCCCCTTATGTCGGATTATTGGATACCTATCCCAATGCAGCCGCAGCGTATTCCGTGCGTTTGTTAAAATCCGATTACACGGGCAATGCAATCCGTGTGCGTAGGTCAAGCGACAACGCTGAACAAAACATTGGATTTGATGGTAGTGGCAATCTTGACACGACTGCGTTGACATCGTTTTGTAGTGGTACAAATGGGTTTGTGACAACTTGGTATGACCAAAGTGGAAACGGGGTTGATTTAGTACAAACAACCGCAATAAATCAACCTACGATTGTAACATCTGGTGTAGTTTCAACTACAAATTCAAGACCTTCAATAGATTTTAGTTCGCATTTTTTACGGTCGGTTAGTAATTATTCAGTAAATCAATTACTATCTACTTTTGCAATTTTATATCCTACGGCTGCAGGCACTTCACCTGGGGCTGATATATTTGGCCAGTATTTTGCACCATTTGCCCCATATAATATTTGGAGTGTAGAAACATATAATACAAATAAATTCTCCGCAAGTTATAGTGATGGTAGTGCATGGAATACTCCACAATTAAATTCTTATACAAATAATGTTCAATATCAAATTACTACTATTTACGATAGTACTGTAATTACTGAAAGATTAGACGGGGCAAATCAATTAACCGCTACAAGGTCTGGAAGTTTCAACACAACTGCATCACCTTATTTTATTGGTGCGTGGCCTGCTGATATAGTCCCAAATGCGTTTACTGGTACAATTCAAGAAGTTATTATTTATCCTGCGATTCAAAATTCAACAAATATCGCAGCGATTGAAACAAACGAATTAACATATTTTTAATGTTAGGATACAAATATAACACCGAACAAGAAGCAATTAACGCCCGTGAAGCGTGTGATGCTTACTATGGTATTCCCGTTGCACCCGATGATATAACACAAAACTGGGTGGACTATCAGTTTGCAGAATTGAACAATCCGCAATTTTGGTACATTGTTTTTGATGAATCTTTATTGCCAATACTCGGAACGCCCACAGAATTTGAAGTTGTAACACCACCATTCCCACCAGTAGCATAAGATGACAACACCAAAAGTTAAACCCAATGCGTTGCCCGTGTCGTTTGACCAATTTCGCAAGAACCCAATTGCTGCCGTTGCTTTTTGTATGCTTTTGGCCGTTTCTTATCTTTACTTTGACCTTCGTTCGGGCTATAAAGAACAGATTGAAAAGGCCAACCAAAAGATAGAAGCATTGGATGTGAAGATTGACCGATTAACATACGCCCTTAAAAAGTCCGATTCGTGTTTGGCGGCAACGATGACCGAAATCCGTATCATGCAAACAATGAAAAAACTATGAAGAACCTTTTAATCGTATTTAGTGCATTGTTTATCACTGGTTATGTGTTCACAATTGCCCACGCTAAACCAAGCCCACAGATTGACGAAATAGACGCGTTGCTTAACAAGGTATCAAAAAACATTCAAAGTGCGGGAGAAGCCACGAAAATGGCTCAAACGATGAACGCGGAGATGGTTGAATCAAAGGTTGCAGAAAAAGAAGCGTTAAAAGCGGATGTTGCCAAGGCACAAGCCAAGGCGGAAAAGTATGCAAAGACCATGATGTTCATGGGGGTTGATACGGCCATTGCGGATATGGACACAATTAGTATGAACAACATGCTAAAACTAAACGGATTGTAATGGCAAAGGCAACCAACACAACGACATTCCGTGTAAAACCCAAAAAGAAGTTGGGCAGACATACCAAGCACATCAATAAACACAAATCAAAAAAGCCCAGTGTGGGTCAAGGATAATGGACAGATTCAAAGCAAATGTAACGGGCATTGTTGCCATCCTAATTTTGGCATTGAGTTATGCCATTTTATTTTCAATAATCTTTTGGGATTTCCCAACGGATCAAAAGGACATTTATTTTACCATTGCGGGTGGGGTTACATCCATTGTCACTATGGTAGTATCATTCTATTTTGGCGCATCAAAGAAACAAGATGAAAATTAAACAAGTACCATTTAGGGCATACAATCGCGAAGCGGTTAAAAAGACCCAGGTGTATTTACACCACACCGCAGGAAATGGAAGCGGTGAACAAACCTTTGCGTATTGGGAAAAGGTTGCCAACAAGGTTGCCACTTGTGTTGCTATCTCAACAGACGGCACAATCGTTCAAGGGTTTGGAAGTGAGTATTGGGCTTACCATTTAGGGTTAGGCACAAAACATTTCATGGGGCATGGTTGCCCGTATCTACCTTTGGATAGAACATCCATTGGCATTGAGGTTTGTAACTGGGGTCCAATCACCAAAAAAGGCACAAAGTATTACAACTATGTGGGTGGTGAAATACCCGCAGACCAAGTGACAGAACTTTCAACGGCCTACAAAGGATACAAGTTGTGGCACAAATACACAGACGAACAGATTCAATCCGTTAAGGACTTGTTGATTCTGTGGAATGAAAAGTACGGCATAGATTTAACCTACAATGAGGACATTTGGGTAGTAACCAAGCGTGCATTGAAGAACGAATCAGGTGTATTCACCCACAATTCAGTTCGTGCGGACAAGGCGGATGTGTATCCTTGCCCCCGTTTGATTGAAATGTTGAAGTCACTCACAAAGGAAAAGTAACCATTTACAAAAGAAAGGGAGTAAAATCCCTTTTTTTATTTGTGTAAGTGTTTGGGATTTCAAATATCAAATGTATATTTGTGGTATGAATATGACACTTAACATTTACGAATGCGTTTATCGCACAGAAAGCGGAAAGGAATTGTACACCAAAACATGGTATGCACCAACCTACGAACACGCCTTTCGCATGGCTGAAATTTACCGCACAGTCACTTTACACGAAGCATTTGATTTTATATTAAAACGCATTTAATTTGGAATTGCAAATACTTTAACCTATTTTTGAAAAGACAAATAACATGGATATCATTTACTTAATCATCGGAACACCCATTGCATTTGCCATTGGTTATTCATGGCACTGCATCAAACGCAACAACAAGCGTTTTGAGAACACACAAGAAGCAACCCCATACCAGTTTGAAAAGGATGAATACATCCCCGAATTCAATGAGTTCACTCAAATGTTGGTTCAACGCAGAATGTATAAAGGCAAAGCAAAATGATAGAAACACTTTGGATTACGCAAAAGCAATTGGATAAGATGAAAGATTACATCATCCAATACAGAAAGCCATGGAGTGTGGATGCCAAACTCATGCACGATGACCACATGGTATTGTGGGAAGTAACCATTGAAGGGCAAATGACATACTCCGAAGCATTTCACTTTGGTATGACAATAGAGGGAACTATATGACACTATATTTTAGAACCCTTTTTGAATTGGATGCGGTTGAAACCATTTTGCAACGCAGAACATACAAGAACATCAACATCATTGAAAAGCACTACCAAAACAACGGCACTTATTCCATAACCTTTGAAGGACATGAGGATTGGCAGTTGTTCACATTAGGACAAGCACATCAAATTATCATCATAAATGACAACACACGAAGCACTAACACAAGTATTTAACAAAAGCAACAAAGAGTTGGCCGAGTTATTACACGCCAATTACGCAACAGTTACAACCTGGAAATTCCAATTCAAACGAAACGGCCTTTCAATGGAAAAACAATTTGAGATTCTCACAAAACTAAACTACCAATTAAAAAACAAAATAGTATGGAACAACAAAAAAGAAGCGCAGTAACCAATGTAACTGCCAACGGAACTTACAATGGTCAGTACGGCACATTGTACAAATTTGAAATCACCTTTGCCAATGGCGATTCGGGTGAGTATGCATCTAAAAGTGCGGATCAAGCCAAATTCAAAGTGGGTGTGGAAACCGATTACACCATCACATCCAAGGAATTCAAAGACCGCATTTACTACAAGATTGCACCCGTGATGGCACAACCAGGTGCGCAACCATTCCAAGCGAAGGCAAAGGACCCCGAAACGGACAAACGCATTACCCGTATGAGTGTATTGAAGGTTGCGGGTGATTTGGTTATCAATGGTGACATCAAGTTACACGAAGTGTTGTCGTATGCTCAAATCTTTGAACAGTATGTTATCACTGGGATGGACACATTGGACAAATTCAAAGTTGAACAATCTAACTCGGATCTCCCATTCTGATGAAAAAAATGATTGAACAATTATCGGACACGATGTTGGAAATAGGGGGTGGCAATTACTGCCCCCTACAATTCCACATTGAATTAAAGGAATTGGCGGATACCATCAAGAACTTTCAGGACCAAGTAAAACCCCTTGCATTGACCGAAGCGGGCAAATGGCATGGGCAAGTGTACCACGGATACGAAATCACACGCAAGGCGGGTGGGGGTCGGTATAATTATGACCACATTCCCCAAGTGATGGAATTACGGGCAGAATTGAAGGAACGCGAAAAACTGCACCAACACGCCTACAAGAACATGAATCACGGAATTTATTTGAACGAACAGACGGGGGAAGTGTATGAACCCGCCCAGTACCTTCAAAATGAGGACACTATAATGTTAAAAGCGGTTAAATAAAAAATGGGGGGCATCGGCATCCCCCCACTAATCCCATGAAATGACAAATAACAAGAACGGATTGTTGCAAAGATAGTTCTTTTTTGTATATTTGTGGTGTTAACAGGATGTAGGCTATCCACAATGTTAAAAGATATTTACCCCTTTGGGATGGTTGCAAGCCTACTGCGCCAGCCCATTGGGGTTTTTTATTTTATGCAAAATACATACACAACACAAACCACAATCAAAGGCCAATTTGTAGAAGTTAACATTTTCAAAAATGGCAAGTTCCTATTGATGTACGATTTCAACATCAAACAATTGGAA